TCGAACTTGCCGAACACATAGCCACCGTCGAGAATGACCGTGACCACACCCGTTTCGGATGAATGAATAACGCCTGATACTTTCTTCTCGCAGTTGAATACAGCCACTTCTTTATTCACTGCTTTCAGATCCATTTCGATTTTTACGATTTTCATAAAATCTCCAGTTGTTAAATTAAGGGTGTAAAAAGCCGCGCCAAATTAATGGCGAATTTTTCATTTCATATTTCAGGGGTACTAATTAACTTTCGTGCGCCATCTGGTCGTATTCAGCGCATTGTCTAGAGCAATATTCTTTTTCTTTCTGTGCCAGTTGCGAACCGTTGAGATAGAGCAGGGTGCTCTTTACTTCTGCGCCTTCTTCAACAGGCTTGTGGCAATAACCACATTCTTTTTTCATCACCTGTCCTTAAAGTGTTTTGGCAACTCTCCGTTTTGAACGATACCTTCGAGCGGATAACAATCAGTGATACTGCTTTGCTCACTGGCTGCGGATTCACACTGTTCCTTGCTTCCGTATACGCCGATGATGCCTTCCTGGAAGTCTCCGTTTGCCATGGCGATCGTCAGCACTAATGTGTACAGAGTTCCCATCAGTGTGTCCCCGCAGGTACAAGATTCGGTTCGATGGTCCGTGAGGCATACGGGCGGCGAATGTTGCGCAGATTTCCCTGCGGTTCGTGCCAGTAGGTGCCGTCTCGGTAGTCGAATGAAACCTGCCATGCTGCGCCGGTACGGATGTTCCGCATTGGGACGGCGCGTCCGCTGTTAGGAATTGAGATGGTGGTTTTCATGACAGAGCCTCTTTAAATTCTGCGAAACTCAGTGCTTCCTCGCCCTCGGCGAGACCTTCAAAGTATTCCTCGTATGCCTTTTCCATACTTTTCCCCTTGCCGTCTTCCCGGCTGCCAGAACGTTTATCACCTGACAACGATGCGCTTGTTGTCTATGGGATAAACATTACAAGTAATCCTAGAAACTGTAAAGTGGATTTATAGAAAAACTTTAAATTGAGGGTGTAAAAAAACAGCACCTAGCGAATGCTGTGCTGCTTGAAAGGCTAGTTTGATATGTTTTTTATAATGTCAGCAACGTCACCTTTAAGTAGATCAAGCTCTTTCAAAACACCCTTTGCGTGGACGATAAGTCTGTTTTTCTCAGCTTCTGGCATTTGGTTAAACAAAGCCAGTAAAGCCTGTTCTTTGTCATCAAGAGGAGTTGTTCTGGCTAATTCCTGCAATTCCTCCTCACTCGGCTCCTCGCCTGGTGGTAAGAAGAACCAGTGACCAGGTTTGCCTGTGGCAGCAGAAAGCCGTTTGAGGCGTTCCCCTCTGGCAGTCGTGTCTCCGCGAGACCATTGGTGAGTTGCTTGCGGACTAACTGCAACCCTACGCGCCAGCTCAGATAAATTCCAGCCGGTTAGTTTTAGGATCAGTTGAATCCGATAAGCGAAGTTTTGATTTTCTTCTTTCATACCATTCATTCTACAAGGCCGCCTTGCGAACATCACTTCAAGTCTTGTTCAAGAAAAACTAGAAACTCTTAAAATTTGCATGTATAGTTTTTCTTGAAATTGTTAAGGAGACTATATGACCCCTGAATTAAAGCGTCAGATCTGTGCACTCACGACACAAACGGAAATTGCTAAACGGCTTGGTACGACGTCTCAGGCGGTGAGCCTGTGGCTAAACCATGAAGTTCCCGCGCATCGAGTACTCCCGATCTGCAAGTTACTGGACTGGAAAATCACCCCTCATGAGGTTCGTAGCGATATTTACCCAAACCCCACCGATGGGTTGCCAGGCCAACAGGACTAAACCGCACACCAATTCATACAGAGGATATTCAACTATGGAGAACGCAATAGCACGAAAGTTAGATCCGCCAGTTATCAACCCGATTGAGATAGAGAGCGTTCTGCTCAACCGGCTTTCGTCAGTTGGTCAGAAGTCATATGCAGAACATATGGGCATTAGCGAGTCGACAGCCAGCAGACGTAAAGCTGAGGGGCATTTCAGCAATATGGCTAAAGAGTTGGCATTTCTTGGGATCCAGGCTGCTCCACCGGAAGCCGTATTGGTATCCCGAGAATATCTGGCGTCAGTTGAAACTCTCGCGGATATAGGGCTGAAAGCAGAACGAGCAAGGCCGGGACCGTTAGGGTGGGATTAATCCATGAATCATATGGAATTTATCGAAAATCACGTCCGGGAAGAGTTAATCCGGCAGGGCTTCACTGCGGCAGTAGCGCAGGGGGGGCATTTCAGGCTGTCGACATGTACAAGCGCATGAGCCAGGCGAGCAGGAAAGGGAGAATTTTTGATGATGTTTTACGCCACGCGAAATTATGGGCTGAGAAACAAACATTGCCGGCGGATCGGTTTGAATCGAAACGCGTTAGACGTGACAGGCAGAAAGGACTGTTGTGAAAAGGTGAAAGCCGCGGTGCGCGAACACCAACGGCTTTCTATGCGAATTAACTGGATCAATTCACAGGGCTAATTATGAACACGAAACAACTCTTTATCAATAATGGTGGCGTCAATGGCTAAAAATTCGATCGACGCTTATGGCGCCAGCGGAAAAAGCAATGTTCTTTTTTTCGCTCCAGAGAAATTACATCTGGTTGCTGATATGACGCACCCGCTGTACGACGAGCGCATCCACCTTCCGCTTGATGAAGCGATGGTACTGAACATCATGGATCAGGGTGTTCTGGAGCCAATCATTGTCTGGAAAGACCCTGAGAGCGGTCTGTCATGTGTCGTTGCTGGTCGGCAGCGTGTTCGTCATACGCTGGAAGCCAATAAACGCCTGTTGAAAGAAGGTAAACCTCCCTTGCTCGTCCCTGCGGTCACTAAACGCGGTTCAGCTGTTCGTATGGCTCAGGCAATGGTCAGCGAAAACGAAATTCGTCGGGCTGATACGCCGTTAGGCCGGGCCAAAAAAATGTCCGATGCGCTGGGCCGTGGGCACGATGAGCAAGACCTTGCGCTAATGTTCGGCGTTGGCGTTCAGACGGTTAGAGCGACGCTGTCCCTTCTTGATGCTACTCAGGCCGTAAAAGATGCAGTTGAATCCGGGACGGTTACCGTAACACAAGCGCGTCAACTTGCTGTTCTGCCACCAGAGGAACAGCGCAATAAGGTCAAGGAACTGGAAAAGGCCGCATCAGGCGTAACCGGACATGAAAAGAGCCGCCGACAGCGACAAGTTATGGGCGAACAAAAGCCGCGACTCAAATCCCGCAGGGAAATCACCCAGGCCCTACAAACTGCCAGTGGCGACTATGCCTCGGCTTTACGGTGGGTACTCGGTGATGAAAAAACACCAGTTTAAGCAATAACGGGGTCTATATGCGTGATTACGGCAAGGTGCATACATCATTTTGGATAAGCGATGGAATGCGACGGGTTTCTGACGATGCCCGGTTGCTTGCGCTGTACCTTCTCACTGGTCAACACACGAACATGATTGGGTGTTTCAGGTTACCAGACGGATATGTTTCGGAAGACCTTTCCTGGACTCCAGAAAGGGTTTCTAAAGGGTTTGACGAACTGTCATCTAACGGTTTTGCAACACGTGATTTTTCCTCGAAATGGGTACTGATCCGCAACTTCCTGTCATGGAATTCGATTGAGAACCCAAATCAGGGGATTGCTGCGTTGCGCTTGTTTGACCAGGTACCTGATAAATCCACCGTCAAGCCAGAGCTGGCGCGGGTTTTGTCATTAGCTATATCCCACATCAGCAAAGCAAAACTTAAGGGTTCAGAAAGGGTTCTCGAACCGTTCCTTAACCAGGAACAGGAACAGGAACAGGAACAGGAACAGGATAAAGATAGTTCGGGGCATGGCTCCGCCACCCCAACAGATGACCAGGAACAATACGACGGCGATAAACCTGAATCTCAAAAAAAATACCCTGATGAGTTTGAGCGAGTCTGGACGATTTATCCAAAGCGGGCGGGGGGGAACAGTAAGACCGATGCCTTCAAAGCCTGGAATGCCCGAATCAGGGATGGAA